GTCACTACGAGATCACCTGAAGCGGCGGGGTTTTCGATATCCGCTATAATATCACTAGATGTCGTTGGGCTGGTAAGTGTGGATAAATTGAGCGCCATTTTATATAGTGTTTAAATATTGTCTGAGTGATAAGGCCAGTAGATGAGACGCTTGATGTGACCGTTGATATGAAAACCAGTATACGACCTACCACCTAATCTAAGTTGGTCAGCTGTCGAATAGTTACCATTATGAGTATCTGTACCTATAGTACCACCGTCAAGAACTGAGGATTGAGTTGTTGCGTTATAGGTCATAGCTGCTCTGAAGATCTGATTTGTAGGGTGTGGTTTTACAACGAGAACATTTGCACCATCATATGACAAAAGTTCATTAGAGTGACTATGCTGATAGAGGAATCGTGCCGTAGTATTCCCCCCGCCTAAAATCCAGTTTTGTGTGCCGTCAGAGTCTTTATGTAACTCCATTTCAATGTAGAATGTTCCTTCACTTGTATTATAGAAGTCCGTGAAGTCACTACCATCAATGACAAGGTCATCAGCCGCTCGCGTCACCGCGCTTCCTGATGTGGGGATGAACGATGTGGTTACAGTGCCTGTTTCGAGCTGCCCTCCCCAGATTTGAATTACGTCTGCTGTTGCAGAAGCAACATTTGCTACAAATACTTTACCACTTGTATTATCAGCGGCAGTAGTGAATGTCATACCTGTCACGCGCTGCCACTCTCCATTTAAAGTTACCGTTTTAAACGCGGAGCCAGCATAATCACCGACAGCAGAACGCTTTGCATACAAAGATATCTTCTCACCAGCAGTCCCCTTCACAAATATTGACCCACTATATTCAGTATCACCTATCACAGTCGCTGCATTTGTTAGCGTAGCTCTATCACCAGATGCGTCCAGAATGTTACTTAATTGCGTAGCTGTATTAGTTCCGTCAGGTGCAAGATAATCTGTTCCATCCAACACTGTAGTCCCCTGAGAAGTAAAGCCGTTAGAATCAATAAACAGATTAGTAGCAGCTGGCTCAACCAGAATCATAGGCACTCTTGGCGCATATGTGGCTGCTGCAAAGTATTTCGGGCTTCCTGTTGTGTTAGCCACGAAGTCGCTTACAGTTGTGCCTTCTTCAACTTGGGGCATTGCGATTTCTACAGCGTCACCAGCTGTACCTAATCTAACTCCGAAAGTAACTGTACCACCGGTCGCTCTCCCAAGGAAGACCTTCTCAACTCTCGTCCACTCATTTGTTACAGTTAAAACAGGTGAAGGATCAACAGTTGCTGAGTTAAAGAAAATCATTTCAACACTACCAACCCCAGACACTCTTCGAATATAGAAAGAACCAGTATACTCAACTCCATCAACGGTTGTTGTCGCATGTCGCATACTGTCTGAACTATTCACTGCTGTAACGATAACACTTTCTTCACCACTAAGACCACTACCAGCTGTTACGTTGGCTAGCTCCGTCCAATAACCAGTATCAAAGTCTGTTTTGAGAATATTTTGAAACTTCATCGGAGTCAACTGCTCCTGTACATGATCAACACGAACTGTATTAGGTGAGGCTGTTTGGATGTTGCCACTCGCATCAGTATACGTTGCTGTTCCCGCTCTCGTAGCCGTAATAATATCTAAAGTAGATGGGACTGCTGGATTTAGATCAAGTGACGGACTCTCCAGCACACCCAACATTGACGAAGCAGCGTCTATGTAGAAATAAGGGTTAAAAGATAAAGGATCAACAGTGAAGACTCCATCTCCAATATAGCGTAATCCAGCATTGTAAGGAGAAATATAAAGAGATTCATCCTGACCTAAGTCCCTGATCTTTTTATTGAATTCTCTGGTAATGTGGTCATTGAGTTCGCTGTGAGGATAGTTATCGTAAAAGGCAATTACTTGCGCTCTATATTCACTCCAAGTTTCTGATGCAGAAGAGAAGTCTGAATGTATTTTTGATTGAGTTAATCGTGGCATGTCTTATTTTCCTTTAGCTTTTTTAATTTGATCTGGGGTGGGCGCTCCTTTGTCACCTTTCTTCCTCATTTTTTCACCAGAACCGCTCTTAATCCGTTCCTTCTTCTTTCTGATGTTTTCCCACAGGCTGCTGTCAGATTTTTCTTTCTCCTTTAAGATCTCATCATGACGCTTCATGAATGTTTTATGATCTGGCCCAGCCATATATAAAGTCTTACCATCTTTTGTTTTGTGGGGGTGAATACCTTTGAGACCCATCTTCTTAGCATCCTTTAGAGCTTCTTCTTTTGTTTCGAAGTAGTGCTGCATTACACTAGGCGCTGCATTAGCAAAAAATAAAATCTTATCTTCGTCTCCAAGAATTACGGAAGCTTTACTTTCAGCGTCTTCAAATTGAGAAGAGCAGACGGCGACCCTTCGATTAATATCTTTGAATTCATCCTTGGCTGTAAGATCAACCATACAGCGGCTTATGAATTTAGATCTTTTTTCTCCGTTTTTTGGCGTTGGCAAAGGCATACTATTTGTTACACCTAAAATGTTTTATTTTTTCACTTTTTTAAGTGAGTATTTTCAAGAACCCAAGGAATCACAAGATTCTCAACACACCTTACATAAGCCTCTTCATCGTTTATTTCCATGAAAGCTAAACCTGTCATCTCAAAAATCATATGAGTTGCTTCATGAACCAAGGTCCACCAGTGCTGTTCTGGATCTGTTAGGCATTTTTTATTCAATTTAATTACCTTATCATCCATCAAACATTCCCCCCAATCCTCCATTTCCTCGTAAATAATTTTAATCTTCTTGCTAAGGATATTTACGGAAGAAAGCTTCTTCATACCTATGATTACACTTAATTCTTGACATTTTTGAGTATTTAATTAAAATAAAAATATGAGCCTACAAGAAGAATTGGATTTAATTAAGAAAGCTAAAGCGCGTGTATCAGAGCTAGACCTAGAAAAACGAAAGGTTTTTGACGATTTAGTTCGAGAAATTGAGCCTTCTGGCAGATTAGAGAGTACAATGTGGGATTATGTGATGGCAGGAATCAACTGTTACGAATACGATCTAGAACCTCTGCTAAAAAATAGGGCAAAAACTCTTGACCTTGAGTAGTCACCCAATATACTCGCGGAGTTATGAATATATTCTGTTTAGACAAAGATCCAGAAATCGCCGCTCGCCAGCATTGTGACAAACACTGTGTCAAGATGATTCTTGAATGCAATCAACTTCTCTGCACGACATTTTGGATGCAAGGTCTTGAAGCTCCATACAAAAAGACTCACTACAATCACCCATCTGCGATCTGGGCTAGAGAATCCCGTGGTAACTTTGAGTGGCTTACCCAGCATACTGCGGCACTCCTTAAAGAATACACCAGTCGATACAAGAAAATCCACAAGAGTACAGAGACTTTTATTTGGGTTCTGGAAAACAAGCATCGTTTACAATTTAACAAGCAAGAACAGACAGAGTTTGCTGTAGCTATCGCTCAAGATCAAAGATGCAGACAACTGCCAAACTTTGAATCGCTTTCTGTTGTTGAAAAGTATCGCGAGTATTATAATCACGACAAATCTTACATGGCAAAATGGCAATACAGCGAAACGCCAAAGTGGTATACCGTAAAGTAACAAAAATAATATTTGGAGCCACATTTTTTTCTTTTATTGCTGGATACGCTATTGGAGTTTGGGTTTCGATACTACTAATTTTAATAAAAGAATATTTTAATTTATGAGGTTATCTAAGAATGCTAAAGTAGCTTTTCTAAATCTGAGTTTAGATTCCTTCAATCATACAAACATTTGGAAGGAGTTCTTTGATGGTGGAGATGAAGAAACCTTTAACCTTTATATTCACTCTAAAAACAAAAAGTGTTCTGTATTCAAAGACTACTTCATTAAGAATACCGTTCCTACGAAGTGGGGACAGTTCTCTATAGTTGAGGCTACCGTAGAGCTAATGAAATCTGCGCTAGTGGACGAACAGAACGAATACTTTACACTGGTTAGTGATTCCCACTTACCTTTATACAGTCTAAATGAGACTGTAGATTTAATAAAACAAAGATATAATATCTTAACATTCACAAAACACTTCAGTTTTCACACGAAAGTGAAGAGCCAAAAGATTTTTAAAGAGGGGATCAAAGGGTACGATTTTGGTGAGTATAACGCTGTTTGTCAGTTTTTTGTTTGCCGAAGAAGAGATATTGAAGTATTTATTGAGACTTTTGAACATTGGTCTCAGTTCTTTGTGAAAGAAAAAGTTGTATTCGCTGATGAGTTTTATTTTTGGGGAGTAGCCAAGCAGTTGGAGATGGATTTTAAAATGGGTCAAGCAACAACTTATTCTGATTGGAGCTTCAGAAAATTACCTGATGGCAAATTAGAGAGAAACCCAAGAGCTTTCACCACATTCAATAAGGCTATGCTTGAAAGCTACAGAAACCAAGGATTCTTGTATGCTAGGAAAGTAATGCCAAGCACTTTAATAACATTTTGATTTAAAAACATGAAAAATACAGTAGAATTACTTGGACACTATGGATCTGATGAGGTCATCGCTTGCAGCGCGTGGACTTCAACGAGTAGAGAGTTAGATGAAAAGAAAAGAGAGAGAATTCCGAAGCTCATCGACATGCTTTGGAGTAACGGACATGAGACACCCTTTGAAAAGGGTAGTGTACACTTTCTTGTTGATTGTGATATCGCCAGCCATATACATTTACTTAAACATAGGATTTCTTCGCTCAATGCTGAATCGGCTCGCTACAAAGAGCTTAAAGAAAATAAAATGTTTATTCCTGAAGATTGGCCAGCATTTTGGCAAAGGATCTTAGAGGAGTATGCCGAAGACGGAAATAGGCTTTACCACAAATGTATCGCTGACCTTGAGCCAGAGTTAGGTCGTAAACGAGCAAAAGAATCCGCACGGTTCTTTAAGACTTACAATAGTCGAATTCAAGCAGACGTTCAATTCAACATGAGAAGCTTTGCCAACTTCCTAAAACTTAGGAATAGTGAACACGCTCAAAAAGAAATAAGAGAAATTGCTCAAAAAATGCTTGACTTGGTTGAGAATATCGAAGAAAATCCGTTTAGACACACCTTAAATAGTTGGGGTTATTAAATTATGCAAATTAAAAAAATTGAACTTCGCTCTCTTCAGCAAGTTCGCACTTACGAGTTGGAGGACGGAGATATCATTGATAACTTTGGCTCTATAGAAAGATTCCAGAAAATCCTTGATGATTCTGAACAACCTACAGAAGAGGAAGATGAAATATTATCTAGCATTCTGAGCGATTGTCCAATAGAGGAAGACAATATTATGGGTGGCATTGAAGAGTCTTTTTTTGAATATTAAAGATTAAAAATGAACACTGAAGAGCTTTCTTTGTTAATTGCGCTGATTGCGATGTTAGTATTACTAAGTAAATGTTTTAATTGATGGCTAAAATGAAGATGGATGGCTACGATGACTGTATTGTCGGGTTAGTAGAGAGATTTGGTCAAGAACCGATCCTCTGCTATGATAAGGAAAAAGTTCTTTGTAAACTGGAATCCCAAGATATGGATAGATCCGAGGCAGAAGAGTTTTTTTATTATAATCAAATAGGAGCGTGGATGGGTGACTCTACCCCATGTTTTTTATCAAAGGGGCTTGACAAGGACGAGCTTCTATCTTAGAGTCCTGAAAACAAAGAAACAAAAAAAATGAAAATACAATTATTCTTAGCTGTATCACTAACGCTTTGTGCGCTTGCGACTTGGAGTTCCTTTAAGACTCCTGAAGTTAAAACAGTCATTCAAGAGGAGGTTGTTTATCCAGAAAAAGTTGAGGCTTGCGTGTCCCTGACCAAGTTTCAATTAGAGAAAATGCTTAGTCATTTCAATGAGGATGATCATCCCGCCGAAATGAAGCGTTTTAAAAGTTTGGTTAAGAGGGATGCGAACGGTTGGAGAATCTCTTCAACTCACTTGGCTAAAGGTGCAGATAAGTATCCTCTTCCAGACGGTGATTTCTTAGTTGTCGATGCTTCGTTTATTGATTATCATGGGAACTTCAAGGACTGCATTAACTATGCTCACAGTTATCAAGATAATCACGAATATATTGTGGTATCAGTCAAGTAAATTTAGGCTCTGTGGCGGAATTGGTAGACGCTGCGGATTTAAAATCCGTTGATCCTAGATCGTGAGGGTTCGATCCCCTCCAGAGCTACCACTTAAGACCCGTTCGTCTAATGGTTAGGACTCCAGATTTTCATTCTGGCAATAGGGGTTCGATCCCCCTACGGGTTGCCAACTTTAAAAAATACTAACAAAAAATGATAAGTCATCATAGAAAGTTCATCTTCCTCCATATACCTAAATGCGGCGGAACCAGTATTGAGTCTGTTTTTGGATCTTGGCGAAACAAGCATTCTAAAGATTACTTTTATCTTGGTAAGAATCGTCAGCACTTTTTGTTAAATGAAATTTTAGATCAGTATCCAAAATGTTCAAATTATTTTAAATTTGCTTTTATTCGCAATCCTTTTTCTAGAATAGTTAGTGAGTATAACTATATACTATCAAATTCAAAAGATTTGAAAAAATTATCTTTTAAGGATTTCGTTTTAAATCTCGAAAATTATTTAAATAATACCGCTTATGAGTATCATAATTTATCTTTATGCGACTACCTTTTAAATAAAGAAGGTGAGTTAGTTGTTGATTTTGTGGGTAGGTTAGAAAATTTTCAAGAAGACTTTAACGTTGTCTGCGACAAAATTGGAATCCCAAAACAAAAACTTCCACACTGCAACAAAACAAGACACAAACACTACACCGAATACTATGATGATGAGACTCGCGAGATTATAGCTCAAAAATTCGCAAAAGACATCGATTATTTTGAGTATGAGTTTGGAAGTTAATAAACAAAAAGATCTACATTCCGAGTATTACAGAAATAATGATTGACCATATATATTATATAAACTTAAAATATAGGGAAAACAAAAAAATATTTATGGAGCATCAGCTTTCAAATATTGGCATTCCATACAGTAGATTTGAAGCGATTAGACCAACTGAAGAGTCAATCAAAGAAGGTGGAGAATATCACTCTTTCTATAAGAGAAATAAATTCTATGAGGCTAAGGTTTGCATAGGCGAATCATATATTCCAAGCGGCTACCATTATGGCACTTTAGGTTGCTATTTATCACATTATTTATTATTAAAAGAAATCGCCAAATCTTCATTTTCTAATGTGCTAGTTCTGGAAGATGACTGCGATCTATCTGGCGACAAAACATTAACTGAGCTTCAAAATGCTCTTTATAATTATTTAATTCCTGATGATTGGGATATAGTCCGAAGCACGTGGTCGAGTAACAAAGAATTAAATAAAATAAAACACTGCCATCCACTCTCGCTTAAATTAAAAAAGGCTCACACTTGTGATTTGTTAAAAGATATTTATCAAAAATATTCGTATAATGCAACTGAAAACCCCGTCATCCATTCTCTTTACGGAGGGACTCACTTTCAATTAATTAATCAGCAAAGCGCCCAAAAAATTATTGACCACCTTGACTCTGATGTCATATTACCAATAGATGCTATGTATACTACAAACGCTATCAATGTTTACCATTCAAAGTTTGGGGCGGGATGTGTAGATATGGGTTCAGATATAAATTCTTAGAATATAAAATGCGCTTGTAGCTCAGTGGTTAGAGCAGGGGTCTCATAAACCCTTGGTCGTGAGTTCGAATCTCACCGGGCGCACCATTTTTAAATAAAATATATTATGGATGATGTAAAAGAAGAAGAGATTACGATGATTGCTGATTGGGGCGTTATTGTGCAACCTGAAGATGGTAGTGATGCATACGCTATTGTAAATGAAGATTGGGAAGATTATAAAAATCATTCTTTTCTTGTTAGATAAATTCACATAAGAGGATATAATCAATTATGAAACCTGTCTCTCTTCACTGCTCCAAACAAATTGATGACCTTCTAGATGAGTCTATGGCTATGGAGGCTAACGGCAAGGTGTTTGCGTCTCAAGATCATGCGAACCCATCTTATGTTAGGAACCCTGACTTATGGTGTAGAGACTTAGACATCACATGCATGTCTCCTTGGAATAGTAGTGGAGGTCATAAGAAAGCGGGAACGCTAGTAACCCCAAGGCATATTATAGGTGCAGCACACTACGAGTATTCTGTGGGGACAGTCGTTAGGTTTGTAGAGAAAAACGGTATAGTCCATGACCGCACTGTGATAGGGAAAGCTAGACATCCCGAATGTAGAAACTACAGTCCAGACTTAACAATCTATACTTTAGACAGTGACCTTCCCTCTACGATAAAGCCTTGCTCTGTAATGCCTAGCAATTTCGATGACTATTTAGATACCTTCAGCAGGATACCTTGCCTTGGTCTCGACCAAGAAGAGAAGGCTCTCATCATAGACTGGCGAGCTGGAGGTAGGATGCAGACACCCACAGATCCCAAAAGACTTATTTTCCATGAGAATAAAATCAGTGGTGATAGCGGGAATCCTGCATTTTTGGTTTTCAAAGGTAAACCTGTACTTGTAACTGTTTGGACATTTGGTGGTGCAGGATCTGGGACTCCAATAGCAGATTATATTTCAGATATTAACTCCATGATTGTGACCGCTGATACACGGGCAAGTGTATCTACAAATTATACAATTACTGAAGCGGATTTTTCAAAATACAGAGTCTTCGATGCAAAAAAACTTTTTTCTCAATTCGCTGCTGCACTTCGTAAGTTAAGACCTCGCTGGTTTAAGAAAAGTTCCGAAACCAGTTCCGAAACCAGTTCCGAAACCAGTGCGGAAACCAGTGCGGAAACCAGTGCGGAAACGAGCGCGGAGACCAGTTCAGAAGGTTTTTTTTTAAAAAAAATAAAAATGATTTTAACTTCCCTAAGATTGTGGAAGATAAATTAAGCATGAATAAAACATTTGCAATAGTTTTAGCCTGTGAGAAATACAGGCACAAAATGTTATCGCAGGACACCTCTAAACTCGGAGACTATATGTATTTTATGGGTGATCCTACATTATCTTCTCCTCTAGTTAAGGATAAAGTAGTCTATTTACCCTGCCCAGACAATTATGAAAGCCTAACTATAAAAACTTTAATGGCTGTTAAGTGGGCGGTTGAGAATAAACAGTTTGACTTATTGATAAAAACAGACGATGACGTTCGCTTCTTGGAGGGTTTTGATAAAATCGTTAATGAGGCATCTGTCCATGATTATTCTGGTTATTTGAGGAATGGTGGTTACATGTCTGATTGGCACTTCAATAAATGTGATGATCCAAAATTAAACAATTTACCATTTAAAGTTCCAGAAGTAATTTATTGTAATGGCCCATTATATTTCTTATCTAAAAAATCTGCCTCACTTTTAGTAGATTATGGGTTTAGAGATGATTATTGTATTTATGAAGATGCGGAGGTCGGAGAATTATTGAGGAGGTCTGGGATTATTGCGAGGCAAATTCAAACATCTGCTGGAGTTTTCTTCTCAAAATAATTTTTGAGGCAGATAAAGCCAAAGTAACTAAAATAGGCTTGAAATAATTAATAAAACACAGTAATATAAATATAGATGCGATGAAATTTAAAGGTAAAAGCAACATAATTAAAGAGGTCCAAGGTAAACTTGGTCTTAAAGCTGACGGGATTGATGGCCCTGCTACATGGAAGATGATTTGGGAGAATCTAGTTCATGATGATAAAGGTGAACCAGAAAAGCCAGAGCCTCCAGCCCAAGAACTTAAAGATGATTACCCCGAAGTGTATAAAGCTTCACCAAACCAGTCTGGACCCATCAAACCTAAGTATGTGATTCTGCATCATAGCAGTGGAAGTCATGATGGGACTCGTTCATGGATCTTAAATTCTGCATCAAAGGTTAGTTATCACTATCTTATTGCGCCTGATGGATCTCGTACGCAATTTGTGTATGACAAAAAAAGAGCTTGGCATGCTGGGAGATCTTCTTGGAAAGGTGTAAGCGGTCTAAATGGTCATAGTATCGGCATTTCTTTCTATGGAGATACCAACAAACGCACACCAAGTGCTGCTGAAATTGATTCTGCTGCCAAGAAATGCAAATACCTTATGGATAAATTTGATTTTGGCATTGACAATATTCTGACGCATGAGATGATTGCCCCCAACAGAAAGAATGATACTTCTGCTGCTACCTACCAAATGGTTATTGATCGCATAAAGGAACTTTAACATGAAAAAACTAATCAAGTTACTGTTCGGTTTATTTGGACGTAAACCAGCCTCTCAAGAAGCGTTTGACGTAGACCCCAAAATGTCAAAGAAAATGAAAGAGGTGTTCGGAACAAACCACAAGTTTGCTGAATTAGCTGTATACGAAGAAGATAGCAGGAAAAAGGTCGAGAAATTGCTGGAAACTATTGAAGAAGACCCAGATCGACTGTGATATTTCCAAATATGGGATGTTATTTTTAATCGAAACAAAATTTTTAGACTCTTACTAAAATAATAAATTAATCTCTGTGATTCCTAAAAAACTAAAATATTTCCCTTGGATGTCGAGGGAAGCAATAAAAAAATCTAAAGCTTTAGGTTCCATCAGGAATTCAATCACATCTGGAGGTGGAAATTTAGCTGGTTACCTTGGCGAAATAGCTCTAGCTAGACACCTAAAAGCAGATAATATTTCTTGCGATGAGGGTAATGAAAAGTATAATTACGATTTATTAAAGAGTGGAAAAAAGATTGAGGTTAAAACCAAGAGGAGGACGAGAGACGTTGAAGGTCATTACGAAGTCTCTATCGCTGCAACCAGCAAGCATCAAAAAACAGATGTTTACGCTTTTATTTCGATCACCTTTGATAGAAAAGAGGGAAAAGGTAGAAACGCCACTTATCACAAAATTAAATCAATTTGGTTGTGTGGTTACATGGCTCAAGACGAATACTTTAAGAAGGCTAAGTATATGCGTAAGGGGCAGATAGATATATCAAATGGTTTTAGAGTTCACGCAAACATGTATAACATGCCTATAAGCGAATTAAAAAGTAATATTAATGAAACGTAAAATAGAAGAACTAATTATTCTTTTGGGGTCTATTGTTATTGGTGTTCCACTAGGATTGATTGTTGGGTTAGTCTGCTGGTTCAAGTTCCCATTTGAAATATATACCACTGCTAGAATTGATTTAGCTAAAAGAAGAGTAAGGGAAGCTGAAGAACTAATCAAAGAATACGAAAAAGAAAATTCATCTGAAGGAATGTGGGATAGGCACATAGAGCGAATCAAATCAAAAGAAAATAATTATGACAACTGAAGAGCTATTAAAACTTCATAAAGATACCTGCGAAACTTGCAGGGATATTATGAGACAAAAAAATAACGATTATACTGGAGGGAAGACTTCGAAAGATCCTTTCGCTAATTTTAACGCTGCATCCGTTCTAGGTATTGATCCAGTGCAAGGCTTACTGCTTAGAGTAATCGATAAGATTCAAAGGATTAGGTCTTTTACAAATGACAAGGAGTTGAAGGTATCAAATGAGAGTGTCGAAGATGCTTGCGATGATATTGTTAATTATGCAATTTTAGCAAAGGCAATGCTTATGGAGGGAAGAAAAATTCATTCGTTTGAGTCTGGGGAATAAAAAATATTAAATATTCATTTGTTGGCACATAACCCGTCCCCGTTTATTGTTTTGAGGGGGCGGGTTATTTGTTTGTAGATCCTTGCCTAAAACTCTGGTCTGGA